TTTATGCCTTGCCGTTCAAGAATAACTTGACGCAGGTTACGAATTTCCAAATAGATTTTGATGATACAACCGCAGGTCGTTTCAAGTGTATGCTTGTTAAAGCTGCATATACCCCTAACTTTGCTACTGATTCAGTGTATTCTGATGTGAGTAACCAGGTTACAGGTACGGGTTACACCGATGGCGGTGAAGCTCTCACTGGTGTGACGTTTGATATAACGGGGGGCGCAGCCAATGCGATTGTTACGTGGGATGCGGGGGATGTGACGTGGACTGGTTCTACGATTACTGACGCCCGTGCCGCTGTGATCTACAATACCAGTGAGGCCAATAAGCCTCTTATTGCTTACGTCGATTTTGGTGGAAACTTTTCCACTACGTCGGGTACATTCCAGATTGTTTGGAATGCGTCTGGCATCTTTACTCTTGATACGACTCCATAGGAGATTTGAATGGCTATTCCGTCACCCAGTAATTTCCCTGGAGCGTTAGACACAACTGCTGAGCAGCCGTCTCCGCTTTCGGATACTGAGCTAGATGCAACAAATTTTTTGCATGATAAAGTTCATACGAATCATTCGACCGCTTTGATTGCTTTGCAAACCAAAATGGGGATTAGTGCTTCTGTGCCTACGACTGTGGGTCATGTGCTTACTGTTTCGGCTGCGGGTACTAGTGGCTGGGCGGCGGCTGCTGTTCCACCAGCAGGTATTTCTATTCTTGAAGTCCAAGTCTTTAGTTAAGGAGCCATTATGGCATATACAAAAAAACTTCTTTCGGGAAGCACAAACGGCAAAAACATGCAGGTGACGGGCATTAATACGGGTGCATCTATACTAATTCACACTGCTGTAGCTGGTACAACAGACCTCGATGAAATTTGGCTCTACGCAACAAACACAAGCGCTGCTGAAAACTTGTTGTCCATTGAATTTGGTGCTGCGGGTAGTGACTCAAATTTTGTATATCTCACGGTCCCTGTTCAAGGTACCGGGTTAAGCTTATTGATTCCTGGTTTACTTTTACAGAACGGAATGGTGGTAAAAGCCTACGCCGCAACAGCGAATACAATTAACATTAATGGATTTGTAAACAGAATCACTGCCTAGTTAGAGGTCTGTATGTCGTTTAATCAATTTAGAACTAACCCAGGTGGGTCTGTCAGTAAATTTAAGGGTAGGACGGAAACGCCTAGAGCGTGGCCTGGTACTGCTGTTTCTACTTGGATGAATAGCGCATTGTTTAGCGGTGGTAGTCGTCAAGGATGGATTGCGTATATTTATGAAGGAACATACCAATATGAAACTTTTGGCGGTGGGGCAGTAGATGACGACGACAACATTTATTGTGTTGGACGTAACAATTTGGGGTACACAACTCTCTGGAAATTAGAAGGTGGAGACGCTCCAGGAATTATTGCCCGATCTACACAAGATTCAAATTCTTCGTGGATTGATATGAAAAATTGTGCAGTTCGACAATCTGATGATGCTATTGCTGGCACAGGTATGGGTAGTAATGGTAAAAATGGTGTTGTGGCAAGTTGGCCTACTGTTACAGCTACTGGTCAAAATACTTTCAATCGGCAAGGCCGTAGAGATTACACGCAAGTAGGCGCTAACCAGAATTCTAATGAAGATACAATGAATAGAGTCCAAAATATAAATCAAGCAAAAAATGCTGCGGGTGACGCGAGCTTTGTATCATTTGCGTGGACTAACAAAAATTCTAGTTATCAGCCTCAATGGGGAGCACAGAACCAGCAGGGTAGCGAGATGTATGCTGGCGATGGGCATGGTTTTTATGGAGATGCTAATAGCGGCTACATATCACGTTCTTATTATTATCATCCGTTGGATCGTTACTATATAACTGGCATGGATGCGGGCAAATCTAATTGGGTTGGGTGGGGACGAAAATATTCTGACTCTACTACACGTTCAATGCTTAAGTATGCAAGACCAGGTGTTGGTTTAGGTGCTTATAGGATGTTTTGGACTCCATCGGCTCCTATAGGTAGTGTTCATTATGGTTACCTAATTGGTTCTAGTAATGCCACAGGTCACAAAGGAATCGAAATTTGTAAAGTAAAAGCTGCAAACGATATGACCGAGGACGGCGTAATCCAATGGAGCAAATGTTTAACTGGTTCAAACGTAAATGATGCTAATCATGCAAGATTTTGGTTAAACGCTCAACCAGTATCCGATTCAGACGGAAACGCCTATTTTAATTTAACCTATTACTCCGATGGCGATGCCAAATATCATAATTCGATTAGTAAAGTTAGCCCATCGGGTGTTTTGTTATGGTGTAACGATTTAATGTTTGATACAGGATCAGCTAGTGATTATGAAGCAGTGCCAAGACAAATGGAAATAAATTCGTTTGGTGACATTATTGTGTCTGGTGTTGCTACATTACCCACCGTTGGTGGGTCAGCGCAAAAGCGAGGTTATGTTGCAAGATTATCTAGCGATGGCGGCGGCACAGGGGCACAAATTACTTTGCCTGCTGGTAACAAAATTCAATATACACCTAACACAGAGTTAGGTCTGATTACAAGCAACATGGCTAAAGTTTATAATGGCAATGATGCAAACTTAGGCAACCCAGGTTCAGGCAACTTTAGTAATACTCCTACCAGCATTACAGCAGGTACTATGCAAAGTACGTTATTATAATGCAATATTTTTATCGAAACTCTGAAGGTCAATGGCCTCGATATGAACATGACATTCAAGAAGAATTTCCTGGATGGAAAAAAGATGATGATTTGCCTGAGGGTTGGGTAATTGTTGCCCAAGCTGATGATTTTATGTTACCTGAACCTATTTTTACTGTAGTAGAAGAAGGAGACGGCGAGGTATTGCCTGCAAACATAAGATTTGGTAAAAAATTTAAATTGTACGATATGGAAATATTCTTAAACAATGAAACAAATGAGTGGACTGTTAAAGCTGTATTAAGCGAAACAGAAATAGAAGTTAGTGCTTTTGATATTTTGCCTGTTGAGTGGTTTATTAATGGTGAGTGGACTAATGACGGTGTTGCAGCTAATGATTATTACAATGCATTAGAACCAGAGCCTGAAGCTTAATGGATGTTGTTGACGCACCGAGGAAAGTAACCACCGGACGACCTATGTCGCCGGTAGGTATCGTCGTGCATCACACAGCCTCATACAGTAAAGCAGACCCTGACGCAGTAATCGAAATGTGTATACGGGGAGTGAACAAAGTCCCAGGTCCGCTGTACAATTATATGATTAAGCGTGACGGAACTATTGTCTGTTTGTCTGAGAAGTTTAAAGCTAATCATGCTGGCCGTGGTAGCCGTAAGGTTATGGACAGGCTACGCAACGACAAGAAGGTAATAGAAGCTAGCGTACCGGGGAGAAGCACGTTCAACGCCTCCCTGTTTGGCGTAGCGATCATCAATGACGGTATAGGTGAGGATGTACCAGACGCACAGATGGATGCCTTAGCGCGCTTCTGTGCGTTCCTTTGCGATGCTCATAGCTGGAACCCTTTAAGCAGAGTGATAGGGCACAAAGAATATACGACACGTAAGATAGATCCAGTGTTCAACATGAAAGCTTTCCGCCATCTTGTGAACACACATACTGTGGGTAAACCTGCGAGTATTTCCCCATCACCTGAGGACGAAGGAGAAATGATTCCTTTCCCTGGGGTGTTGAGAAAAGGTTCGCAGTCAGCGGCAGTGAAGTTTGTTCAGAGTTGCGTTGGGGCTAAGCCAGATGGTATTTTTGGTAGAGGGACACGAGCGAAAGTGATTAAGTGGCAGCGGGCGCATGGCTTAGTTGCAGATGGCATAGTTGGTCCAGCTACTTGGGCAGCGATGAAATTGAAAAGGATAAAATCTTTTGTTAAACCCACGTTTTATTAAAGACATTTTGGAAAGAGCTATCGCAACATTCGCTCAAGCTTGGGGTGCCGCTATGGCTATCCCTGGTCCTAGTCTTGTTGACTCATTGAAAGTTGGCGGCGTTGCTGCTTTAATGTGTATAGGAAAAGCTTTCGCTGCATCTAAGGTAGGAGATCCTGAGTCTGCGTCTATTGGTAAGGGTTAACCCCTAGCGGGATGGGATC